CTTCGCCGCCTCGACGGCAGGGGCCCTTTGCGAGAGCCAAGCCCTGCGCGCTGGCGCATGCACGGTGAGGATGTCATCGGCTTTGATGAGGTAATCTTTCACCTCGTCGCCGCTGATGAACTGCTCCGAACCATCCGGTTTCTTGATCGTGGTGCCGTCACTGTTTTGCAGGGCCCAGCGTCTTACCGCCTGGGCGTTCTGCACGCGCTGCTCCAAGACTTCCTCACCATCAACGTCGGCCAACGGATTGTCGGCGGACGGGGAGAGGATGGGGCGGCTCGTCTGGTTGAGCTGGGCTTCTAGATCCGCCTTGGCGGCTTTTAGTTGCTCCAGTTCAGCCGAGACGGCGGTGGCCCTTTCTTCGGACTCACGCTGCTTGGCGACCAACTTGTCGATCCGCTTCTGAACCTTGTCCTTCGGGGCCTCGGCGCTGGCTTCTGTATCGGCCGGCTCGTCCTCCTCGCTGTCCTCGGGTTCAGTGACGGGATCTTCACTCGGATCTTCGGATTTCTCCTCGGGCTCCTCTGTTTCGTCAGTGTTGTCAGAGATCGTTTCCTCAGACTCCGTTTCGTCCTCTGGCTCGGGGGCCGGTGCGGGCGTCATGCCCAGATCGGCCAAAGCCATAGAAACTACATCAACGTCGTCTGCTTTCGCTGCGACCGTGTCGGTCGTCTTGTCGTCTGTCGCCATAAGGAAAAACCCCTCAAGTGGTGCGCCAGCGCATTTTGGGGAACGGCGCGCAGGACCGCTGAACGAGGCATGAAGCCTCACTTCCGCTTACTAATAGCACACAACAGCACACACAGCAAGCGAAATGTTTTACAATGTAAATACATTCGCTATTCGGGAATGCAGAATGACACGTTCTATGTGTCTATGCGCAAATGTTCTGGAGGGACATTTGGCGGGAATGGCGTAATTTTTACCCTGTTTGTGTTACAAAAGCGCGCCACTATTTGTGACTGCGGCTAGTTCACGCCGGTGTGAAGTCCCTGCAAAGCGTCCGCCCTTACGCATCATTGTTGATGCTTTGCAGCAATTCGCCACAGTTGACGACTTACGACAACTTGCTCGCTTCGGCGCGGCGCTGCTCAATGTCGTCCCAGAGTTCTTGGAGGGCGTTGAGCTGGCCGGCTGCATGGGCTAGGAAGCCGGGGTCTTTGGCGGTGGCCATGTTGCTGACCAGCAGCGAGGCGTCGGCAATGCGGTCTTGCAGGGTGAGCATGATGGCGAGGACGCCGGCAGGGGCTTGGTCGCGGGAGAACGCAAGGGCGGCATTGGGGTCGAAGTCTTCGCTGACTTTGTAGAGGTCAAGAGGGACGGCCTTGAATGTGGTTAGGAGCGTTTTGAATATACTTGTGAACATGTGTTGTGTTTTCTATCCGTGGTTTTGTCAGAAATATGGGGTGTTTTTCTTAACGAATCCTTGCGAAAAACAGGGCTTTTTCGGCGGCGATGACGTGGGGCGCACACTCCATGCAGCAGGGGCCGAGCTGGGGATCGCGGAGCCAGTTGACGGTCAGGGGTTTCTCGCAGACCTGGCATAGCGGGTGGCCGCCGGGCGCGACCTTCCAGTTGTCTGGTGGCGGCGGTTGGCTTCGGGCGAGGGTGGTCATCGCTTTCCCCCGAAGAAGGTGGTGAAGAGATCGGCACCGGCTTGGGGCATGGTTTGCGATGACTTGTAGCCAGCATTCCAACCAGCTTCGTAGACCGCGTCGAAGAACTTGCGGACGCTGGCCGTGGTGAAATGCGGGTTGTCCAGCAGGCGTGGATTCTTGCGCGTCACTTCGCTCCAGACGTATTCTTTCGCGCTCACCACTTAACCTTATCGGCCCAATACGCGGCGCTGCCCTTGCCCTTGGCAATGTTCTTGGCGTGGCGGGCCTTGAATGACTTGTTGCGGGCGCTGCCGGCCGGCGAGCCCTTGACGCCTTGTTGGCCGAAGCGGATTAGTTTGCCGCCGACCGGCAGGGCATCGCCGCAGGCTTTGACAACGTGGGACTTGGTTGGGTGACTCGGCGTGCGCTTGGGCTTGTTGCACGCCATCTTGGCTTTGTCGGTTTTCATAAATCAGTAACTCCCGCCTCCGCGCGCCATGAGGATGTCGCCCTCGACGTTGTTGACGCCGGAAAGGCACAAGTAGCGAACCAGGTCAGGGAAGTCCTTTGAGCTCCCCTTGGCTCCGTCTTGGCCTGTCCATTCCTTGAGGCAGTAGATGACATTCTTGCACTTCTCGCTGATGTAGAGCTTGGGCTGGTTGAGCGCGCTAATCGGCTTGTCGCGGTCGTAGTGCAGCCAGGAGTTAATCATCTGCACGCCCTCATCAATCGTGTCGCCGGGGGTGGCCGTGAAATCCATGCCTAGCTCGCTCATCTCCTCGATCAGCGTGGTCGGGCGTTCCTTGGCCAAGGTCTGCGCGTTGCCGTAGCGGCTGTCCATCCACCGCTCAAATATCTTCTCGCCGTTCTCCACGTTGCGGATCTCTTCGACATAGCGGGCGAGGCCGAAACCGAAGTCTTTCTGAGCGGGGCCTTGGCGGCCATCGGCTTTCTTGCCATCCGGCTCGGCCCACATGCCGGGGTAGCCTACGCCTTCGACATACTCGTCAGGGCAGGGCCATTCGCGGTAGATGAAGCAGCGGTTGGCTGAGTCAAAGATGGCCCAGATCATGGCCCAGTTGCGGCCAGAGCAGGGGTCAACGAACTGGTAGCGGGTGCCGGTGGTCGGAATCCAGTCGTGCTTGATGACGTGGATGCGGTCGTTGAAGAGGGGGAAGCGGTTGTTGATCGAGCGGGTCGGGACGCCATACGCGCGGCAGAGGATCTTCTCTTTGGTCTCGTTGCGTAGCTCGGTCTGCATGCGCTCCCAGCCGGCCCAGGGGTTGTCCTTGGTGTGAAAGTAAATGATCGGGCGGTCCTTGCGGCCAAGCTGGACAACCGGCACTTGGTCGTAGCCGGTGAGGATCTTCTCGCCTTTATCGTCCTTGAACTTGGGCAGCAACTCGGCGTCAACCGCTTCCACCGTGCGGGCGCCGGTGAGGTAGTCTTTGACTGTGGGACTGTAGCCCTCGATGGGGGTGAAGGTGACGATGAGGACGCCGTTGCGGTCGAGCAGGCGGAAGCGCAGGGTTTCCAGAAAGTCGATGGGCACCAACTCATCGCACCATGCGATGTCAATTTCCCCGCCTTCAATGGTGGAGATGTCCTGAGAGTAATTGCGAAAAACACACTGGCTGCCATTGGGGGCGACCAGCTTGCTTTCTGTGAAACCGCCTTTAACCGAGAAGGTTATGTTCGTCACGGCTCCCTTCCGCGCCGTGCGCCATTCGCTGGGGAGATACTTGAAGAGGCGGGGCTGCTGCATCTCAACGCTGTTGGGCGCGGTCGTCTGGAAGCACCAAGCGATGGACTGCTTCTTCTCCCAAAGCCGGCGGACCACTTCGCTCGCGGCCCATTCCGTCTTGCCCGAGCGGTTGCCGCCCATGACAAGCAGTTCCCGGTGGGTCTCCAAGAGTTCGCTCGCCCTCTTCCAGTTCTTCGGGCGGTAGCCGTAGCGGAAGGGATCGACCTTCTCTTTGAGGATCAGCTCCTCCCGCTTCATCATTAGCTCCCAACCCTTCTCGGGCCCCATGGCGAGCAGCGTCTCCTTGGGCGGCAGCTTCATCACCGGATGAGCGGTCGGCGTGAAGCGGCTGGCGGCGGACTTGGGCTTGGCGCTCATTGTAAAAAGGTGGTGGCAGCACCCCCAAGTGCCGCCACCGCGCATTGGCAGGCGCAGCGCGAAGCGCACCAATCCCCCCGGATCAGTAATCGCGGCCCCTGTTCTCCTTTGCGCAAAGTGTTCATTGGTCTGCGAGGCTCACCCACGTCACGCAGTCCAGCGGGCAGAAGTAGAACTCCTGCGTGTAATTCTGGTAGCGGCTGTCGGTGCGCTTCTCTGTGACCCAGCGGGCGCGGCTCTCGGCTTTGACGATGGCGGCATGGGTCTTGGCTTTGTTCAAGATGATCCAGGCATACGGCTTCGGGCGGGCGAGGTCGTAGCTGTGCCGCGAGCAGACGATGAACTTGTCGCCGTGCGGCCAGTCGGCGGCGCCGGTGAAGTCGATGCCGCGCTTCTTGACCTCAATGCGTTGCTGCAAGTAGAGGTCGCCGGAATCCGCGTGCTGCTTCCATTCTCCGTGTGTCTTGCTCTTGGTGGTCGGCGTGACCACAACATGATGCCCCTTGTTTTGCAGCCAGCGGGCCGCACACCAGACGGCATCGTGCGAGGCGTCCAGATGCTTGAGGAAGGTCAAGTGGTCTGCGTGGTCGGTGTCAGTCATTGTTGCGGGTGAGTCAAAAAGCAGGGGGGGGAATCACCGACCCATGCGCCGATCTGGTTAAACGAGAAATATTCTTCGGCCTCTTCCTCCGTCATGCCCTGCGCCACGAGTGAGGCGATGACCTTCTGGCGGTCGTAGCAAACGATGGGATCGTCCGTGAACCGCTCGACAATGCCGGCAATGCAATCGTCGAATCCGTCCATGACGGTTATTTTGTATTCCTGCTCGTCAGCAAGTTGGTCTAGCCATTCGCGTGGTGTCATGTGTCCGGTTGTGTTCTATTTAGGCGTCAGAAAATTCCTCAATATCCAACGTCGGATTCGGTGCCGAAACGATCTGGTCGATGCGGGCCGTGAACCATTCGCCGTTGTCCTCGCGGATGAGGGTGACGTAGTCGTTCTCGCCGGCGCCGTTCTTGCAGTAGAGCAACGTGCGGCAGGCAACGTCCTTGCCTTTGACGTAGACACGCTCGCGGTCGGGGAAGAAGGCGATCACAGGGAATGGGCGACAGGCCCCGCTTTTATTGCGGTTACGGGGCAGGCGGTTATGTGACTATCGGGGCGAATGCCTCCTGACGCCGCAATACCTTTGACTGTCGCTTTGAAATTCATTTGCGCGCTTTCTTGGCGGCGGCCATCTCAGCGCAGAGCGCCTGTGCCTTGGCGCTGGCCGCCTCGGAAACCAGCAGCTTTCGCTCGGCTTTGAGTGCGGCGATTTTTTTGTCGATGGCCTCAATAGCCGGGGATGTAATTCTTAGGTGCGTCATAAAGTCAGGGGCGGACGGTGAGATTCCACAAGCCGGTCTGGGCGATGGCGTATCCAAACCAGATGATTCCGTTCCAGAAGTTGTGCTGGATGAGGGCTTGGTCGATGGCCACGGCGAAATAGATGAGGCCGACGAGGGCGATGAGGATGGCGCTGGTCATTTGCTTACCTCCTTAGCGCGCAGCTTCTCCTCGCGGTCAGCGGACATGGCGAGGAGCTTGGCTTGCTCAAGGCATTCGCGCTTCCAGTGGTCGCGCTCGCGCTCCATTTGCTTGCCAAAGTTGCGGGCAATGGTCCTATGCTTGCGCAGCCTAAAAACCCAGTCGCGGGCTTTGTCGCGCTCGCGCTCCAGCTTCTTGGCGTGGGAAGTAAGCGCGGCAAATTCGTAATCCCAGTCGTCGTTCAGCGACTCAATGAAAGCGTCGGTTTCAAGCGTGGCGCTCATTCGTCCCATCCTTCCCGCAAATGGCCGAAGTCACGCGGCTCAGTCACCTCAACGCCGCCGGTGCCGCACACGCCGCACTCGCCGATGTGCCAGGTTGCGCCGTAGGGATTGCCCTCGGGGCGCTTGCCGTGCAGCCGGCCGCACTCATCACATATCCATTCGGGATACGGCTTGCGGAAGATGCGGTCGTAGTTGCGGCGATAAAGGTCGCCATTCACCGCACGCGGGGTGTCGCCTTTGCCTGCGCTCATCGCTTGATGTCCTTCCAAAATTCCTCGCGGTAGTAGGATTCCATTTCTTCCATGTGGGCTAGGGCGCCGGGCTCGGCGACAATGCGCTCCAGATCCCAACTCATGGGCATGTGCTTGAGGCGGTTTCTCGCTTCGCGGCGAACCTCCAAGGGCACCCGCTTGAGCTTGCCGGGGACGCACAGCTCCGACAGAAAATGTCTGGCGGATGCGATGGCGCGGGCTTGCTCAAGCGGGGTGCTCATCGGCGGGTCTTGGCGGTCTTCGCGCTTTGCTTGAATGCCTTCGCGGTCGGTGCGCCGGCTGATCCCGGCTTGCGCATGCGTTCACCGCTTCCGGCGGCGATGCGGGCCTGCTTGGCGTTGATGTTGGCGTATAGTCCTTTTTTCATGGTTGGGTTTTGGGTTTCTTGTTGAGGCGAAGCATTGCTTCGCGGAAGAGGTATTGAATGAGATAGGCGCCGGTCTCCTCGTCGCTGCTGGTGATGTGCTTTAAGAAGTCGGCGACAACGTGATACAGCTCATGGACGAGCGAGCCGGTGTCCTCGGCGGCTTCGATCCAGACAACGGCTTGGCTGCCGTAGCACATGGCCCAAGCGGCATCACTGTCGTCTGGCGCGTTCTCGGGGTCATTGGCGTCAAGATGGAGAATGGCCACGCAACGCCGCAACGCCGTCCGCTGCGGAGTTCCGCAATAGAACTCCACATTCAACCCGAAGGTCTTTTCGCGGACGGTGAAGCGGCGGGGCTTTTTCACGTCAGTCTTCTTTGGCGCTGCGGTGACTAGATGCGCGCGGGTTGTCGAAGCACTCGCGCACAGGATTGCCACGGAAGTCGTGCCACCAGTCGTTGCGGGTGCAGAGTTGCGCGGGCGACTCGGCGGCGTTGTCAGCGTCGAATTGCTCTTGGTTCATGCCGCCTCCTTGAGCGTAGTGAAGACAGGGCGCCTCGGATCGTAGCCCTTGATATGACTCCACAAGACGGCGGCAGCCTTGAACGCTTCCCAATGCGGGAGCAGCGATTCGTGCTGGTAGCCTTCGACGCGGCCGATCTCGGTCGTGCTGATGTAGACGTTCCACGCTTTGACTTCGGGCAGGAGGTCCAAGCCGTAGTGCGCGACAGCATAGGCGGCGAGCTGCATGCCTTGTGTGTCGTGGGGCTTGCAGGCCTGCTTGGGCTTGGTCTTGCGCGTCTTGTAGTCGATGATGACCGGGGCGCCAGCGGCATCGTGGCCGAGCACGTCGCAGCGGCCGGCGTAGCCGATCTCCAGATTAACCAAGACGTTTTCGATCTGGTCGTAGGTGATCTTGGCTTCCTTCTTCCATGCGACGACGGGGGCGACATAGGCCCACATGTCTTCGGTGATGGCGTCAGGGCCTTCGGTGAGGAGCTTTTCCAAGGCGTCGTGCACCTTGCTCCCGAGATCGGCGGCGCCGGCTACCTGGTGGTGGCTGGCGTTGATGACGCGGTCGATGAAGTATTCCGCCGACTCGTCACCGGTCGGTGGGTTTTCAAAGGCGGCGGCGGCGACTTGCGCGGCCTTCCAATTCATCAGCGCCGGTTTGGCGACGATGTCGGTGATGCCGGTGACAGATGGCAGGAGCCCGAGCTTCTTGGCGTCGGCCAGCGTGGTGTCACGCATGCCCTTGCCGTCTGCCTTGGGAACCTGGTGAAGCGGCGTGCCGTCTGGTTGATACCAGTGACCGCCGCCCATGTTTTTGTTTTCTACGAGAATTGCCATAACTTTAGAGAGAAGTGGGGAGCGGCCGGGACTGCACCGCTCCCCATGTGTTTCAGTTGCGGGACTTGGATTTCTGCCAGAGGTAGATGCCGCCGGCTTCTACGCTTTGACGGGTTTCCTTGTTGGCTTGGGATGCGTCTTTGAGATACGCCGGGATCATCTCGCGCTCATGCGGGGCAAACGGCCCTGCGAAGCATGCGAATCCCTGCGCCTTGAGTTCGTGGTTGGCAACGTAGCTCATGGTTAGAAGGGGATTTCTTCGCCGGTGTTGTCGTTGTCGCCGAACTCAGAGACTTTCGGCACTTTGGGCAGCAGCTCTTCCATGACCTCGGAGATCGTGGCGATGTTGCTGTAGGTGCGGTCGCCCTTCACATCTTCGGTGATCGTGATGTAGGCGGGTTTGCCTTTGAGGTCGGTGGTCTCAAAGTTTGGCTTGGGCGCTTCGCCGAGCCAGCTCACCAAGAAGGCGCGCAGTGCGCTGTTCTCATGGTTGCTGATCTTCATTGCCCTAGTGGCAATCTTGCGCAGTGACCCGTCTTTAAGTTTCACCCCGAAGACGAACCGCTCCAGGTTGACCACTTCGGTCTCCTCGCTCTGATACTTCTTGCGGGTGACGTTGTATTCATCGACCACGTCGAGGCAGACCGCGACGTAGGTTCCTTTGGCCGGCGGCTCGCCAAGGTTGGAGAGTGCCGATGTTTTGTTTTCTGGTATTTTAGCCATGTTACTTATTTGTGTTTGTTTGTGTTGTGTTGTGTGCTTGTGCAGCAACGAAATCGGAATGCGCGATGAGCGTGAGCAGGTCTTTGAAGCGGAGGGTGGCCAAGGGTTCCTCGTTGTTGCGCTTGTGGCCGACGATGGGGAAGGGCTTGGCGCCGGCGTCGCGGACGGCTTGGGCCATCCAGTCTTTGATTTTGACCACTTGGCAGAACTTGATTTCCCAATGGAAGTCGGGCAGGGCAGGGACCACCACGTCGGGGCTGTCGGTGCCGCCGCTGAACTGCTGCCCACGGCGGGCTTCAAAGCCGGCTTCGCGGAACATGTCGCGGAACATGCGTTCTCCTCGGGCTCCTTTTTGGCGGCTATTCATTGAGCAGGGCGTTGATTTCGTGCAGGTCGATTTGGGCGGCCTGCTGCGTTGCGGCTTCATCGGTCAGGCGCGTAATCTGCGCCGTGTCAAAGCGGGTCCACTCGGGATGCCAGACCATGTGCATCGTGCCGGTCTTGCCCTCGCGGTGCTTGGCTAGGGTCCACTCGGCGTCCTGCGGCTCGACGCCGCCTTCTGCGTTGTCGTAATAGGCGCCACGGTAAATCGTGGTCACGATGTCGGCGTCTTGCTCCAGACTGCCGCTGTCGCGCAGGTCGGAGAGCTTCGGGCGGCTGTCGGTGCGCCCTTCGACCTGGCGGTTAAGCTGCGCGGCGGCGATGACCGGAATGTCCAACTCCATGGCCATGGCCTTCAAGCCCCTGCTGACCATGCCTATTTCGTTCTCGCGGCTCTTGATCGTGGCGCCGGCCACGCGGATGAGGCCAAGGTAGTCCACCATGATGACCTTGACGCCGTGCTTGCGCACTTCCCGGCGGGCGCGGGCGCGGAGTTCGTGGATCGTCGGGGCCTCGCTGTCGTCTATGTAAAGCGGTTGGCCGGCCAAGTTCATGCTTTCCATGGAGAGGCGGCGCATCTCGTCCTTGCCTACGGCACCGTTGCGCAGGCGGGTGCTGCTGACCTTGGCGCGGGCACAGATGATGCGCTGCATGAGGTCAAAGCGTTTCATCTCCAGGCTGTAGAGCAGGACCGTGGTGCCCTTGGCGGCCATGCGGTCGGCCAAGTTAAGCAGCATGGCGCTCTTGCCCATGGCGGGACGGCCGGCAACCAGCATCAACTGGCCGCCACGCAGGCCGCCGGTCATGTAGTCAAAGTCGCGGTAGCCGGTCGGGATGCCTCTGGGCTTGCCCTTCTCCACGATGGCGCGCTCCATCTCGACGATGACGCCGTGGATCATCTCGCTGGCGGCGGCGGCCGAGTCGCGCTTGCCGCTCATGTCCACGCCAAGGATGCTTTCGCCGGCTTGCGCCAAGGCTTCCTCAATGTCAATGGCGGGATCTTTGGCGGCGGTCATCATGCGGCTGGCGGCGTCCAGGATGCGGCGGCGGGCCATGTAGCCGCGTAGAATCTGGATGTGATACGAAAGGTCGCGGCCACCGCCATGGCTATACATCTCGGTCAGCACACCGGGACCGCCGATGCCTTCCAGCTCGCCGCGCTCGTTGAGGCGCTGCGTGACGGTAAGCAAGTCCGGCGATCCACCGCCTGCACGGATGGCGACGATGGACGCCAAGACGGTTTGGTGTGCGGGGAGGAAAAAGTATTCGGCGTTCAGCTCGTCCCACTCGTCAATCAAATCCGAGTGCAACATGAGCGAGCCTATGACATAGGACTCGGCGGTCGCATCGTGGGGAATGACGTTTTTGTTTTTCACGAAAACCTCCCCTCGTCATCATCATCGTCGTTGATGATCGCCACGACGAAAACCAGCGCGCCGAACAAGAGGGCAAACATGGTGAGTTCTGAGATATCCATAACAACTGTGGCGTGTTGTATGCTAATGTGTGCTGTCTGGCAACGACTTTTTTTGAGAAAGTTTTAGGCCCCTTCGGCGGGCCCAGAATCGGTCGCACGCCTCCCGCACCGAGCGGAGCAAATAGTCCGTCTCGGGCGAGGGGGTGCCGTCCGGCAGGAAGGATAGAACTTCCCCGTTCTTGCGGGCGGTGGCCCCGTCAAACTGCTCATGGAGCCAGGCGTCCCGGTGGTTCATGGTGCGGTGGCAAGCAGGGCCTCATGCTTCGCGTCGGCAACTTCGTTGCTCAACGCGGCGCAGCGTTCCAATGCCCTCCGCAGGACATTGCGGTCCTTGGTGAGTTTGGCAACCTCGGCCTCCAGCTCGTCAATGCGTATCCCGCACTGCGCGGTTTGCGCTCGGTAGAAGTCAGCCTCGGGCGTGAAATTGCCGCCAAAGCCGACCTCGCCGACAACGTATTCGACGCTCATTTCTGGTTTTTCACCATCTGTTCGACCTTGGTGTCCAACCAATGGTCAATGGCTATCAATGCTCCAGTCGCCTCTTGCAGCAGGGCGCGAAGATCGGCCACACTGTAGGAGTTCTGGGCAACGGGTTTCCGCTTCCGCGAGGGAGCGGCCTTCTTGGTGGTTTTGCGGTTAGGCATAAATTCGTGGGGGAATATGGGTTGGGGGGTGGGACAATGGCTGTCCTATGTCTAAAATAGTTAAGAAGTTGTTGATAACCGCGAAGTGGTTACTCGCTGAAAAAAAAAAAAAAAAACAACTCTCATCGTAAGGAAACAAGAGGAGGGAACATCGCATCGTTTAGTAATGACCAGTTGCCGGGAGTGCGGTGCTTCTTTGGCGAGTAGCTAATCTGGCCGTATTGCGAGATTTCTTCCAACCGCCAAAAAACAAACTCATTGATGTCCGGCAGATAGGCTGCCAATACGTCAAAATCGCCGGCATTGTAGCGGCCGGAAGAACGGCTCGACGTGTTCACTTTGTAAAACCCCTCACACCGCCTGTTAAAGCATGCCCTTTTGACTTGAATGCCAATGTAGGGGCCGGCGCCCATCTTGAGGCAAACGTCTGCCTTGGGGCTGCCAACCAGAGGCGTAAAGATCGTGTATCCTCTGGCGCCAGCCTCGGCGCAAAAAAGCAACTCGGCATGAGCCCCACGGTCGTTTGACGCCAAAACCGTCATTCCCCCACCGCCATCCTAATCTCAGCCAGCTCCCGCTCAAAGGCCGACTGACCAGAGGGCGCCGATGGGCGGCGGACAAAGGACATGGGAACGTCCTTTTGGGCGTTGCGGACGAAGGCCATGAACTGCCGGCG